TTGTACAAGCGTTGAAAGATGCAGGGATTTTGTTTGTGCCAATACCAGTGCTGAATGAAGCGCAACAAGTACACTTAAATAAAATGCTGCATGACGCGCTTATGGAAATTGAAAGACAAAATTCTCTTTGTGAATGCAAAGCTAGGGATAGAAAATACTGCGAGGGTGAATGGGAGCAAGACTGCGACTTAGGCAAAAACGAAAAGTTTGCTACACCTGCCCCTGACGTATAACTACCAACGCATAAGCCGTAACCACTTATGCGTTGATTTAAGACTTAAACAATTGTCTGAGTGGTTATCGGTTTGATGCAGAGTTAGGCATTTGTGGCCATAAAAAATAATTAAAAATAATTACATAAAGTGCTTTACTTAGCATGCAATGAATACTATAATGCAGACATACAGAAGCACAATGCTTCAAACGCTAGACCAAGCGTACTAATTAAGGTCGGAGAATTATTATGACAACTATTACTAAAAGCGCGTCATCCCGTTTGGCTCAAATCGCGGTTCACTACCGCGATGACGCGGGATACAAGTTGGGGGCGTATCGCATAACCCCAGACCATCGTGGGGTGGTTACTCTCGCTCGCGTTAGAAGCGCGGAGCGAAAACTTCGCATCTTACGCAAAGAGATTGCGTAAGAAAAAAGCCCACTTCGGTGGGCTTTTTTCGTTTCTATTATTAAAATTATTAGGTGTAAAAAATGCACGAGATTGAGGCAGTAGAAATACCCGAAGCGGACGCGATAAAAGCGTTACGCGCTTTAATAAATTGCACACAAGCTAAGTGCGCGAAAATGGCGCAAGTCAGTATTGTGACATGGAAGCAGTGGGAATCGGGCGTGAGAACCCCGTCAAAACCAAGTTGGGGTATTTTTTTGCTGGCGATAGACCAGCACCCTGATTTTACGATTATTAGACGTGCGGTTAATGCCTAACTACTAACGCATAAGCCGTAACCACTTATGCGATGCAATTTGATTTACACAAATGTCCGAGTGGTTATCGGACTTGATGCAGAGTTAGATACGAGGCATACGATGATTGAGTTATTGCATTGTGATTGCATGGAGTATATGGCGACTGTGCCTGATAAGTATTTTGACTTGGCTATAGTTGACCCGCCTTATGGGATAGGCATTAGCTCAAATCCTGTAAGGCAAATGCATGATAAAAAGAAATGGGACGACGCAACGCCTAATGATGAATATTTTGATGAATTGAAACGTATAAGCAAACATCAAATTATATGGGGCGGTAATTATTTTAATTTACCCCCATCACAGGGCTTTTTAATATGGGACAAAAAGCAGCCGCATGATTTTAGTTTAGCAATGTGTGAGTTTGCTTGGAGCAGCATACAAAGCCCCGCGAAGATGTTTAGATTTAGCGTATTAGCGGAAAAAGGAAAACAACACCCAACACAAAAACCCGTTGCCTTGTACGAATGGCTTTTAACAAACTACGCCAAGAAAGGGCAAAAGGTTTTTGATTCGCATCTTGGCTCTGCAAGTTCGGCGATTGCAGCCCACTACTTCGGGGTTGATTTTGTGGGCTGTGAGTTGGATAAAGACTATTTTGATGCTGCTAAGGCGCGGTTTGATATGGCTACAAAACAACTGGCTATGAGTATCTAACTACCAACGCATAAGGTGTAAGCACCCTACACCATTTTACGCAACTGCAAGGTTGCAAACAGACTAATAAATAACTCCAAAACAGGCTGGGTGCTTATCACGCTTGATGCAGAGTTAGATTTGGAGATTGCTCTTATGAAAACAGTTTTACAGCAAGTGTCATTAAAAGACGTAAAGAAGTTATCCAGCCTTACAGGTGGTCAATGCTTTGTATTTTGGGAGGCTGACAGCAATTTACACGAGATTATAGATAATGGTGGAGTGTTTATTTTTATAAAGGATTCAACAAGTAATGGCTCTTGTAAAGTTGTAAATCTAGTAGATGGGCTACTGGTACAGCGCGATAGCGATAGAAAAGTAGTTGTATTAGACTCTACTTTAACATTAGCCGTCACAGAAACAGCAAAAATCTAACTAAAAAATTCAGGTGCAAGTACCCACGGCTTATGAAAGGAAAAAGCTGTTTGTTTACATAAGAAATATCGTTATGTAATTGTTTGGGTACTTGTCACACTGCAATGAGAGTTAGAGGCGTAGTGAATTAGCGATAGAGTGCGGAGGATTTATGAGTAACGACAATGTTGTAGTTGCATTTGCTGGCGGAGTGGTTAGCAAAGACCAACAAAGTGCGTTTAATGCCTTTGCTGAAGATATAGCAAAAGCCATAAACAAGGCAAAGACAGAAAAAGTTCCACAAGGTTTGATTGTAGCAATACTGCATGGGCATGATTTACAAGAAACCATTTTGATGATGGATGAGTAGCGTCTAACTACCAACGCATAAGCCGTAACCACTTATGCGCTGATTTTAGATTTACACAATAGTCTGGGTGGTTATCGGACTTCATGCAGAGTTAGGCAGGGGAATTGCGATGAAATGTTTGATATGCGGAAATGATTATAAATCGCTTGGCGTACACATTCAGAAAAAACACATGAATCCTGACGAATACAGGATTAAATTTAATATAAAGCTAGGGACTCCTTTAGTTGATAAATACATATCTGAAATGCTTTCAGCTTCAGCACTACAAAGACTTGAAGACCCTGAGTACGTTAAGCAACTTACTGAGCAATGCAATAAGAATAAAGGAATGCGAAGACCAGTAAGATTGCCAGCGGTATCAAAAAAACACGTCATTGATATGAATAAAGAAACAGGCGAAAACTATAGAAAAAAAATGATTCCCTGCATATTAGATGATTATATGAGTGGTATGTCTTATAAAGAAATAAGGGGAAAGCATGGAGTCGCAAGAGCAACTATTGAAGATTGGGCAAAGCTAGGATTTATCCCAAAACGAAGGTTACACTGGAAATTTACTGCCTAACTACCAACGCATAAGCCGTAAAGCCCGATGACAGACGACCTACACAGTTAGCTGGGGCTTTATCGGTTTGATGCAGAGTTAGGCATTGGTGGCCATAAAAAAGAATTAAAATAATTGCATAAAGTGCTTTACATGGTATGCAATGAAGCCCATAATACACCCATACCGAAGCAGAATGCTTCAAACGCTAGACCAAGCGTAAAAACTAAAGGGTCGGAGAATTAGCATGAACACATTAAACATTACCCAAATTCGCAGCCTCCGCAATGAGGCTAACAACCTAGAAATAGGCCGCACCATCGTTCATGGCGGCTCGCGCCTTTTGGCGCGTGACCAACAACGTCTTCACCCGAAGACGCACATATCCTATGTATATTGCACATCCGTGTGCATTGGGTACGGGCAAACAGCCCAATCACTGTTTTTTGGCCACGCTAGAACACGCCGTGCCGCCAGAGTCTCTGCAAAGAGACAGGCCAAAGCCTACGCACTGGCCAATGCGTAGCAAAAAGCCCCGAAATGGGCTTTATCGTTTGTGTTATTAAAATTATTAGGTGTATGAAATGCACGAGATTGATGCGGTAGAAATACCCGAAGCGGACGCGATTAAAGCGTTACGCGCTGAAATAAATTGCACACAAGCTAAGTGTGCAAAAATGGCGCAGGTTAGTATCGTGACATGGAAACAGTGGGAGTCAGGCTTGCGAGTACCATCAAAACCAAGCTGGGGAATGTTTTTATTTGCGATTGACAAGCACCCTGATTTTACGATTATTAGACGTGCGGTTAATGCCTAACTACCAACGCATAAGCCGTAAAGCCTTCTTAACTGACATTTGAGCTACACAGGCGGCTGAGGCTTTATCGGTTTGATGCAGAGTTAGGCACGATTTTACACAAATTATAGGTTACTGCGCCTTTTTAGCAGTGGAGATGAATGATGAGTTACCAAGTAAAAACCGAAGATTTGCAGAAAGTTATTATCCTTACATTGACGGCTGAACAGCTTGAAACGATTGCAGGCGCATTAGAAATGTATTGCATTGGTTTGGCCGAACACAACGACCCGCACTTGAAATATGCGGCAGACGCGCAAGAGGCCATTATTGATGTGCTTGAATCTAATTTTAGTGTGGAGATGTAAAATGATTTCTAAACTTCAAATTAGACGCATGGATGAGAACGAAAAAAAAGAACATGAACCTGCAAGTAATGGGGCAAAAAATTGCCATTACTTGGTAGCCACAAAAGCCAAGATAAAGGTATTTTTAATATGCCTGCCAGTTTTTGATGAAGCTGGACAATTTAATAGTCACATGAAAATGTGTGCAAGCGATGAAGTTGGCAGAGGTTGGTGCATAAGGCACAAATCCGAAATTCATAAAGCTGCAAATAAATACATGCTTAAATCGTCACAAGTTATCATTACATGCAGTGCCTAACTCCTGTTTAGACACCTATCATCGGTGTATAACACATTTCAGCATTTGCAAGTTGTTGTTTTAACTGCAAATGCTGAAATAAGTACACCGATTTTTATATTAAAAGTTTTCACACCCAATCTCATCTT